ATGACAACTCTCAAAATTGCCGTTGTTCCAGCTAAGATGCTGAAAAGCGGAAAACACAAAATCAGAATTGCAGTCGGTCACAATAAGGAAACGAGATATCTTGTTACTCGGTTTACTATTGACAATTTATCTTATCTCAAAGATGGTCAAGTTATAGAGACACCCAATGCTTTGAATGTAAATATGAAATTGAGGAATATCCTTAATTCATATCAAGAAGCACTGGACCGCATAAATACACAATCGTACACGTGTAAGCAACTCATAGAATATCTATCCACAATCAAGCAGGGCACTACAAGCTTTTCTGCTACTTCCAATGAATTTATAATCAACATGGAAAATGAAGGCAGAAAAAGTACAGCAGAACTATACCGTAGAACCTGCAACTACTTTAATGAGTTTATAGAATATGATATTATGCTGGATGCCATTACACCACGTACCATCAAAGATTTTGATATATACATGCACAAGGTAAGAGGACTGAATCCTGTGACCAGAGGTACGCACATGGCACATATAAAAGCAATTATTAATCAGGCAGTACGAGATAAAAAAGTAGCCTATGAAACACATCCTTTTGAATATTACGAAAAGCCGGAAGGAAGCGTACGGGAACTTGATATCACTATTGAAGAAGTAAAGATGATTAGAGACTCAACCCCTAAAGAAAAATCCCTTCGTGTAGCCCGTGATCTCTTTATGTTATCCTATTATCTCGGAGGAATTAACCTAATAGACCTCATGCAATTTAATTTCAAGAATAAAGATACAATTGAATACATACGGGAAAAGTCCAAAAACACTAAAAAAGGAGATAAAAAAGTAAGCCTTACTATACCAGACGAAGCAAAACCCATAATCAAAGAATGGATCGGCAAAAATGGAAAGCTTAACTTCGGATATAAATATACCTATGATAATTTTAGAAAATATGTCACAAGAGAAATTGGACGGCTTGCCGAAAAAATAGGTATCGAATCACATGTAGTATATTATTCAGCACGAAAGAGCTTTGTTCAACATGGCTTCGAGCTGGGAATAACTCTTGAGACATTAGAATATTGTATCGGCCAGAGCATGAAGAAGAACCGACCTATCTTTAACTATGTAAAGATTATGCGGAAACATGCAGACATAGCAATAAGAAAAATCATCGACAATTTAAAGTGATTGTTCCTGAACGAAAGTTATCGCTTCGGCGGTAGCTTCTTCCCTCTCCTTTTCTATGTCTGAATTTAAGCGATTTATTAAGTCCATATTTCCTGTTATAGCGTTTTTCACGTGGTCTGGATATGTTACTACAAGTTTATAATGCCCATATCCGATAAAGTCTTTTGTGAGTTTTAGAGGAGGTAATTTCTGCTTTCTCATAACGATATTTCAGTTTGCAGCGGAAAAGAAAACGGTTCCGCTTTCCCGTTGCGTTACATATCTACTTGCGTCGGATACAGGATGCCATTAAGCAATCTCACGGGGGTCGGAACCGTATATGATAAACTACTGGTAGAGATATAACTTACCAGTAGCTAAACGGTCAGATATCACACCCGACACAAAAAACATGTAACGCAATGCAAAGATGAGAATTTTATTGGAATATCAAAAATAAAAAGACAGCTTATTCGGCTGTCTCTTCTTTTACTCACTTTCTAATTTCAAATGTAATTCTTGAAGCTGATTTAGATTAAAAGAAACTTATTTTCTTTCAAATCGGCTCAAAAGTTTTATTTTAGAAAAATAATCATTCCAATACTCATTTGACGATTGAGGATTAGTTCTGTCATTGTATAAATAAATACGATTAATTTTCCCATCAGTATCTCTCTCTACAAACTTTTCATCTCCTGCAATTTCAAGAAGCTTCTTTTCTGTTACTTTCTCATACTCTGTATGGATGGGAATATTACCAAAAGCATTATCAGAATTTATATCTACCGGAGAACCCTCTCTTTCATTCCACCCAAGAGGTAAATACTCCCGGTTGAAAGCAGACCATCTACCTTTGGAATCTCGGACAATACCATAAGGAAGATTAATTCTAAAAAAATCAGTTAGTGCCATGATGCATTTTTTTATTAATAATTATGTAAACTGTGATACAAAGATAACATATTGTTAGTCATTAGCACTTCGTTAGTACACCAAATTCATGACACGGATAAAAAAGCCCCGAATCGGAGAAACGGGGCTACCACTTGTCTCTATAACTAAACTTCTACATATCTACAACAAAATAGAAGTAAATGTTTTTGTAACAAATATATTTATCCATCTAAATACATTCTGGTTTATTTTTTATAAATTGCAAGATTCCTTTTTATGAATAAACTTATCCCCATTTTGTTGATATACATTTTTATTGTTTAACATATTAAATACTAAGATTATGAAAGTTATTATCAGTCAGTCCTCAAATTTTACAGAGTTACAAAGTCAATTTAGTTCTCCAAATTGCATTTATGTTATAGGTATAGAACAGCAAACGTTTGGTACATTCACTTCTCCGTTAGTGATTCCTGAGAATTCAACATTAATATTTGAAGGAGGCAAGTTTATTGGAGGATATGTTAAATTAAATAATACAGTGCAGAATGATGTGTATTATAGAGTTTGGGAAAATGTAGAAATCTCAGGTACTTTTGAACACTATGTGTGGAGAATATTTAAAAATGAGATGATACGGCCTGAATGGTTTGGAGCTGTTGGAGATGGAATAAATGATGATACCCAAGCTTTACAACAAGCTATTAAGATAGCCAGTGCTTGTGGTTCTGTTGTAAAACTGTCTGCAAGAAGATATCTTATTACAAAAACAGTTCACATATTCTCAGCTACACATATAGAAGGAACTTTACCAGGGAGTATAGACCGAAATATTCAAACCGGAACCTCTATTGAAGCTAAGCTTACGACCGATAATATCGCATTAGATGCAAATGCCAGTTATGAGAAGAATGGAGTAAAAGTAGATCCTTCGGGGTGTTATAAGTTTATTTTGAGAGATTTTAGCATTGTAAATGTAAATACCAACTCTGGTATAGGTCTTAGACTTTACAGTAAAGATGACACCTGCCCTCGTAACGGAGTTATTGAAAATGTATTTGTTTACAGTTTTGCTACAGGACTCGAACTAAACGCTTTCTCATATGTAAAAATGAGTTATATGTCTATAACTGATTGCCAAACAAGTATTCATATTGATCCAAAGGGAGGCTATGCTGAATTTATATGGTTTAGTAACATCTATGTAAATACAAATGCACTTAATGCAGTTGGTATAAAAATAGAAAATGGTAATAATATCTATTTTAACGAAATCGATATAAATAGTTGTAAATATGGATTCTGGGCTAATGCTGTTAAATCTATTTATAATTTGTTTGTGAATAAAATGAACGTAACCGGTTGCATTAATAGTGTTTGGTTTTATGCGAAAGACCAATATATTGCCCGTGTGAAAATGTCAGAAGTGAGTATTTATTCCTTCCCAAACAGTGAAGTCGGTATTTTATTTAGCAGAGTTGCTCCCTATTCTATTGAAGATAGTGTTTTTACAGATTTATTTGACTCTGTAACTACTGAAGCAGACTTTATAAGAATAGAAGATATGGGTATGAGTTCGAGTGTTTTTGATCGGATACGTACCTACAACAAGTTATCTGGTCTCTCACATGTAAAGAAAGCAGGTGTTTTGTCTATTCCCAATTCTGGTACATTTATTATTCCGGCAGGAACAACTGGTTCTTTTACTCATACTATATCATCTTCATCTCCATTTGATTTTGCTCCTATGGTTATAGTTTCACCACAAAGAGATTTTGCTTTCAACTCAACTTGTAGTAATACTCAGATGGGGGATTTATCAATCAACATATCATTCCAAGAGGAATTACAAGAAGCATTACTGGTTCGTTTTTTCTTCCCACAGTTATGAAATTGAAAGAATAAAATTAAGATATTGTTTGTATAGATAAGGCCTCGATTTACGAGATCGAGGCCTATTTGCTTGTTAGCAACAAGCAAGCTTCTACAGTATAAATATATTAGTTTCCTTTCAACCTATACGCAAACCAGCCCGTAATGATTAGCACTAAGGCAATTATAATCCCGAATGCCCAGCCACCAACTACCATCTTAATAGACTGCCAACGGGACAATTGTTTTTCTACAGAATAAGGAACTTGTACACTATCTGTATTCTCAATGTAGATAGTATCACGTAGCTGTTTATCTTTATACACCGTATGCCAACGGTTTACAAAGACCGTATCACCCTTATCTCGTATATGGATGGAATCATGTACATGAATCGAATCACGTTGCAGCCTGTCGCGGTATTCAATCTCCGTACGTACACTCTCAACAGGAACATACTGAACACTCCGGCAAGAAGTAATAAGGCAACATGCTATCACCGCCAACAGACTAACTATAGCCGTTAAACACATCTTAGCTAAATCTTTCATGGCTTCACTACTGTATTACGCAAAAAGTTACTAAACTCACTCCGTACATCGAAACACGGACAAGCCTTGATATATTCTGCTGGTTCAACCTCACCATTTCCATTAAGATCAGGAGATGTATCCCGGTGGCCCAATAGCTCAATGATATCGTACTCTTTGCATAGTTTGGCTACGAGATCACGAAGGGCATTTTTTTGTGCTTCAGTACGAGTATCTGCCGGACGTCCATTCACATCCAATCCGCCAATGTAGCAGATACCAATTGAGTGTTTGTTGTATGACACCCCGGAGAATCCTTTCGTATTACAATGTGCTCCGTCAATAGAAAGTGGGCGCCCATTCTCTACAGTGCCGTCGAGATCAATTACGAAGTTATAACCGATCTGAGCGAATCCTCTTTGTCTATGCATACGATCAATGTCCTTTGCACGCAAATCCTGCCCAGCACGTGTGGCCGAACAGTGGATAATAATGGAGTCTATTTTATTCATGTCTCTATTTTCTTATTAATTAGTAATCACTCGGTGGCTGCCGGTTAGCGCACCCTCTCACATCACACTTCTTTATCTCGGCCTCTTTTAATCGTAGTTCAAGTTCATGCCTATCCTTTATCAATTCAAGTTGTTCAGAACGCAACTTATTATTCTCAGAATAAAGGAAATCAACCTTAGCGTCTCTGGTAGCCATCCGTTTCTCCTGATTATCAATCTGCGATGACTGAGCATTGATAATATTCAATAGATTCTGTATCTCCATCCCATCAGCAGAAGCGTCTTCTTTCCGGGCATTCGTCTTACGATTCACCCAAAAAGTGATTAACCATGTGATCGTAGAACTACCTCCTATGGCCCCGATAATTGCCAGCCAGTCATTTAGCATCATCTTTTTTACTTAATAAAGTCAAACATAGACCAACTGCTGTCGTTCAGATACCTTTGATTCTCCTTATTATTATGTCTCTTTGCAAATAGGTATGGAAAGGGAATCATCCACCATTTTTTGTGCATCCAATACAAGTGAGTGATATCTGCTTCCGGAAGATTGATCATCTTTTTCCAGTCCCGTTTACGCTGCCCCCCGGTATATTCGATATTCTGATATATTTTCATCAGGTACTCTACAAATATCCGGAAACGGGTGTCGTTACCACTTTCAAGGATGATTCTTACAGAGCAATCTCTTTTATTATTCAGGAAACTGAATATTTCGTCAAAATCTACTTTGTAAGTAGCAATACCGTGACCGCTACACACTTTATCATTTACGATCTTAATACGAATATCAAAGAGCCGAACGCCCTTAGCATACTGCTGTTCAAGTGTCAGGGATTGGCATCTTGCCATCCAATTGAAAGCTACCACCCACCATTGTGGTGGGTAATAGCTTAATGAGTTATGACTTGCTAATTTCATTATGAAACACTTAATGCATTTTGAATCGCCTCCAGATCTATTTGTTTATTAGCCGTACATGACCAGGTATCAGTTGCAGGATCATGAAGAAGAGTAACAGAAGCCATAACCAGACCAATGGTTCCGCGCAATAAATATTCTGTCTTATTATTGCCCTGAGGATTAGTTGATACAGAAGTTATTATACCAATGTCTTCCGTTGTATCTGAGATCATGTCTCCAACTTTAGGAATGACAACACCTGATTGTCCTTTTAATGGGGTTAAGATTTGCTTAATCGCATTGCTATCAAATAGACCTGGCTCCATTACAGCGAGATAAGAGATGTAACTATTGGGCACTCTAAGATCATCAACCTTCTTCTTATCAGCAGCTGTCATAACTCCAGCATTAGTCCCGGTAGCAGATGGTAATTCATAAGGATAACTATTACTTGTTCCTGTCGTAGTATCCCTTCCACCGAAGTTAAGCTTAATATTATTGGATTCGGGTGCTACACTCAGTAATTGCCCTGGATTACCTTCCGCGCCAAACATATATTTAGGCACGCGAGAAAGTTTTGTTTTTTCAGCGGCTGTGTAGTCGTTTGTTGACAATCCTTTACCTGCTACTTTGTCAACCTTACCTCCAAGTCCGGTTATCATATCAGCCGTTTTTGCATAGGGAGTTAAATCTACCGTACCGCCTAACGCATCCCAATTTGCATCTACATGCGAAGAAGTTGTTGTAGCTGTAACACACACCACATTGGTGGATGCCGGATACTTTTTGCCCGCAAGCGTGAACTCTGCTTTGACATCCCAAACGTCACCCACTTTCGCATCGGTCAGTGCTATTACCTCCGCAATGGTTGCTTTACTGCCCTTTGGTTTGTATACAGCAGAAATAGAAGTCGATACTTTCGTATCAATTTCACTTTTTGAATAAGTCTCTGTTTTCTTATACACATCAGCCACGTTGGCCTTAGCAGTCAAAGCTGTCTGCGTAGCAGTCGATATAGGTTTGCCAACGTCAGAAGTATTGTCTACATTGCTAAGACCTACATCAGCCTTTGCCAGCGTTACCGCACCTGTTTTTCCTGCTACAGAAACAACGGCATTAACCTGTGCCCCGGCTGCTATACCCGCTAATTTACTTTTTTCGGCAGTGGTGTAGTCATTTGTTGACAATACCTTGCCGCTGACTTTATCAACCTTTGTTGAAAGCAAAGTATTGACATCCGTTGATTTAGCATATGGAGTCAAATCAACAGTACCGCCTAACGCATCCCAATTCGCATCGGTGTGTACGCTTGCCGATGTAGCAGTAACGCATACCACATTAGTGGATGCCGGATACTTTTTACCGGCAAGCGTGAACTCAGCTTTCACATCCCACACATCCCCCGGCTTTGCGTCAGTCAACGCGATCACCTGAGCGATCGTATCTTTACTACCTTTTGGTTTGTACACAGCAGAAATAGAAGTCGATACTTTTGTATCAACCTCACTCTTCGTGTAAGTTTCGGTTTTCTTGTACACATCCGCTGCATTTGCTTTCGCTGCTATCGCAGTTTTATTTTCTTGATTGATAACAGATTGAAGTTTACCTTGCACTTCATCCTTTATCTGATCTGCTTCGAGCAAGACACCATCGGCGGTCGAACTCTTTATGCGCGATGTATATTGAATATAATTTGTTGCCATTTCTTTTTTTCTCCTTTCTTCTTAGCTAAATTTTACTGTGTGCGTTGAAACTCCCTGCGCATCCGCTATTCTGAACACATCATATACAACCCCATCTACGGTTACTGCCGTCAGCTTCGTAAACAAAACAGGCAACGGACCTTCGACGCCTTGCGGCTGTGATTGATTTAATGAATTCGGAATAGTCACCCCTGCCGGAATACAGATGTAGGCATAACTATTTGCTGTGAATGTCCATGTATAATCTCCGGCAGCGGACGCCTGTGGATCTTTACCGGTCAGTGCCTTAATCTGAGCTGCGGTAAGTGATGTACTCGACGACACTCCGTGACGGATCAGGTAATAAGCATGAATACTTGCGCTTGCATTCTTGCTAATACCGTTATACACACCTGTTGCAGTAAACGTTGCCGCCTCAGTGATGCTCAGTGTAGCAGAATATACGCCCACGGCTTCTTTCTTAAATTGAGTTGCGGTCGGTGTCGCGGCAAATCCACTGAACCCGGCTAACTTGCCCGAACCGGTCAATGTCTGTACGTCCACATTTGCACCATCGAATTTTGTAGTGATTGTGGCCTTGACGGACGTTGATACTCCCTTAACAAAGGTTGCAGAGGGCGACAAGGCAATAGCAACTGTGAACTTCGCAACCGTAGCAGATTGCTCTTGACTCTTGAGATAATCCTTCTGCCATGCCGTCAGATCATCACCAAATTTCTTTCCGTTAAACACGATTCCTGTCGAATCGGTAGGAAAACACAACGCCTCAGGGGATTCCGCCTGCAGGGCTAATGACTCCTGTAATGTTTTACTTGCGACCACTTTCAGGAGCTTCCCTACCGGTGATGCAGTTTTTTCATTTCCCATTTTACTTAAAAATTAATTATTAAACAAATTGTATAATTATTCTATGATAATGCCACCTTCCAGCGTTATCACCTTTTGATTATATTTCCATCTACCCCAGCTTCCCCGGGGAATCTCATGTACTATATTCTCTGATGATATATTGTATGTTCTTACAAGAGATTGGGGTTCAGTCACGTTGTTATCAAGCAAAAGATTGCCGGAAACGTCGATGTCACAATTAGCTTCAAGACATTGAGTAATGACATCGGCTTGTGCGTTTGTAACGCAGTTGAGTGTACCGATTTTCCGTAATCGATAAAATACAGTATAGAAACTTGTTTCTGACACAGGGTCAATAAGCGTATCAAGTTGGTCGATTGTAACATCGACAACAGTACTGATCTTTTCAATTTTTTTTAGAGCAGAATTGGCATTCGCGCCTGCAACTATTGCAACCTCTAAAGCTTCATCATCAGTAGGTAGCAAAGCCCCTTCGTAATAAACATATGTCTTATTAGCGCATAGGTACACTTTACCTGTATGTACTTTACCACTATCCTGATAATCATTGAACCCGGGCCATTGCGAATAATATCTATTATTCAAGAGGTAGGCGAATTTACTCTTACTGGCAATAAAAACAACTTCGCCACCTTCAGTATTAGTAATACCTTCAATCACAATTGAGGTATCGGTAATGATCTTGTCAAAGCGTACGGTAGCATGTCGTTCATTGTCTGTTTCTAAGGTGGATACCTCCTTTGATATGCTGAACACATCGTCAACTATACTCTTTAGTTTGCCCCATACACTGCCATCTTCGCTTTCTGAATTAGCCTCAGAGCCAAATATTTCTGATAAGAATTTCTGTGTCAAACCACAATCCGTGCCGTCTCCCAATTCAGATTTAAAAAAAGTTTTTTGGATATCCTGCCATTCAAGCCAGACTCTTTCGTCGATATCATATTCCCTGCAGTAAGTTTTTCCAAGTTCATATCGAAGCTGAGACCAAGAGAAAGAACCAGGATAAGACACTTTGGAAACAATGAGAATACCATTTATAAGCTCATCCTCGTTGACATTTTTAGTATATGTATAAAAGCCTTCTTTTATGTAGTCATCTAAATCTGCAAGGTCGGTTATTACTCCTAACTTCTTAAATAAAGATGCTTTATCCAATATGCTTTCTATAGAACTTATACTTTGGCTATTGGACGTTGAGTCCTGTATTATAGAAATCAACTTACCCCAAACACTGCCATCTTCCGACTCAGAGGTGGTTTCATTGCCTAAATCGTTCTCAATGGATCGTACATGATCTGTAAATGCTTTTTGAGTGATACCTTTGAGTATGCTATCTCCTAATTGATCCGTAGGTGGTAAATACTTCTCAAAAACATCAACTATTTCTTTGAATAGACCTCCCACACGATATGCAGAATTAGCACTATCCTCTACCTCATCTCTTATTTGAAGAGCTTTTTGTTTTAATAAAATAAAATTCTCAGCCATACATTAGTCTCCCAATATTTTATAAATCGTTCGATTTGCTTTAACACCACCCTTCCCTTTGTATAATTTGAACTTTTCTTTATTATCATTCAGATATACCACACATTCTTTCAGATAACTATCTGCTACCGAGAATGCATCATTATACGCTGTAACTTTCTCTTTGTAATCAGAAGGATTAGACCATTCTCCCTGTTTGTTGACGACACCGAATCGCGTAACATTATAATCACCATTCTTCATTAGTCTTGCATAAGCATAATAATTCAGTGCAGTTTTTAATCCAGAAAAAGATTTCTTATCTCCACATGTGGTTTCATATATCCCCCCATTCAGTAGAGTATCATAATTCTCAGGGTGATCCTTTATATCAATGAATAAAGCATCTCCGAGGTTAGGCTTAATATCCAAATTCTCAGACTCAGATATATAAGTTTCGACTTTCTTATCTTCGACATATTGTGATACCTGCCGAATACTACGTACCTCAGCTGGCGTTATTAGATATTTTTGTATTTCTGACATACTTCATTGGTTGTATTGAAAAATCCATATTGGGTACCGGTATCTCATACCAATACTGAAATATTTTAGAAAATGCACGCTCAATCATGCGTTGTTGCTTCGATACAATTGAATTATAATACTCAAAAGCGTCCTCAAGGATATCACCAGAAAAACCTATTTTCCCAATGCGAATACAGTACCATGGCTCCTGACTGTAGGCTGAATATATACGTTCAACTGTACTTGAATCGGTAACTGTAAATTCTTTATCATAGTTATTAGTTCTCAATGGAACAAACTCCGGTTTTTCTTCATCGACTTGAAGTTCCACCTCAAGAATCTTTCCTGCTTTTGTATCTCCTTGCAATTTCACCAACGTTTGGGAAAAGCCAGTATCTTCGCCTTTATGTTTATTCACATCACTTTCATCATCATCTGTTATACTTTGACCTTTCTTTGTTATGATCATGCCAGAAGGAAGAAAGTTACAGCGTACATTACGATATTTTACATTAGCAAGTCCTTCATCTGTACTCATTTCTGTAACAACCCTATCTCCCTTAGATACCGGATATACGTTTCTCCCACTTCCAGATATCCACAAAATCTGTCCTTTATAATTTTCAATTCCTCCAGCAGCTTCTATCTGAGCAATAACGACCTCTTTACGAGGATTAAATACATCAATAAAATCTATATTCTCTTTTGTGACTTTTATAGGCTTACCATTTCTCGTTTTCTGACCTCTCCAATCAGGATGAACGGCTATTTTTGCAACATATCCGTTCTTATCTTCTTCCTGCAAGCGACAATTCTCAAATGGAACATGAGTTATTGAAACGATTTCAGATAACATATTATAATTAACATGCAAAGCTAATCCGTTGAAGTCCGACACATCAGGGCAAAGTAGATGGCATACATCATCCAATGTATCACCCCGGCTATTCACTACATACTCAGAAAGAGCAACCTCACGAAACCCATTTCCCTCTATAAATGTAGCGAATCTCTCTGCGCATTCGCTTCCTGTAGAACTTGCTGCAATGATATCCAACATCTTTTGAGGATAAAGATTATCCTCTCCATATGATTGAATACCTAAATTACGCAAATACGTGGTGTCAACACGTCTTTCTGGTTTCTTTACGAGTTTTACATTCATGATTTCGTGAGATTATAATTATTCGTCTTTTTTCAATTCTTCAAAAGCGATTTGAGCCTCTTTCAAATGAGCAGTAAGTAACTTTGCTGAAATTTTTTTCCCATCAATCTGATACTCTTTATACTCTTCTTTTAGAGCATCAGGAGTCTTACCTTCTTGCATAGCATCAATCAATGCAAACATTAATCCTTCATTGAGAGTTCCCCCCGGATTTGCACGTTTTTTCACACGATCTTTCCAATCTTGTGGATAACCTGCAAAAAGGTTGATACCTTTAGGATTGCGAGAAAGATAATTCTCTGCCACTTCATCTGTCAGATTAGCATTTGTATACATCTCTGCAGAGCCAAACTCATGTAAAAGAACACCGTTTTTTAGTGCGTAACTTGATTTTTCTTTCATTTTTCCGTCTTTTTTTAGTGTTATATACATTTCAATTAAAGCATCACGATAACAATCAGAACAAGAAGTACGGACAAAGTCTTTTCTCATTATTTCACGATACATTATTTCGATCTCTGATTTATCAGAAGAAGAGAAGCCTTTTTGACTTCTCAACTCCTCTAACCTATTAACCACTTCTTCGTAAGACATACTAAGCAGGGTCAGCAGTCAATGTTTCAACTTGAGCTTTCGTTGTAGTATAGTCCGTATTGTACAAAAACAGTCCAGATTTAGGCACTTTAGTTTCCTGTAAAGCTACTAACCAACCGCCATCTGTCTCTTCGCTATACTTATCATTTTCTATCGTGTTAGCTCTCAATCCTTGATACCAACCATACACTTGAAAAGCAGCATCGCCCGGTGTTTCTGTCTTCTGTAAAGCTTTATATTTATTCTCAAGAACCAATACATAGGAACCATTCGCTAATCCATCAATGATATCTGCACAAACATCCGGATCATTATCAAAAACGACAATGTTAATATCATGAGTGAAAGTATTTCGATATGTACCTTGCGCCAAAGAAGTTTTCGTACCAGTAAATGGTGTCTTCCCCGGAACATATACCTTATATGCTTTCTTTCTCGCTGATAGAGCCAATGTCTTAAGTATATTTTTCCGTGTTGTATCAAACACGGCTGATGCAAAATCAACATCAGCGCGATTCATTATCACACCATCCGACTCAAGGCCCGGAACCAAAGGATCTTCACATGACGGTGATATCCCTTTTTTAAGTATTTCATCACATACTCCCATAAAGTCCTCCCTTTCTTAATAAGCCAATTGAAACAAATTATCTTCTCCGACCAAAGTAGAGAGCTTACCAGTAGAATACATATAGTTTTTACGGTCTTTCTTATCAAACCAGATATCCATATCCGAGATGATCTGTTTTGCCGGAGAACCAACGAATAACTGTTTAGGAGAACCAAATACCGCACGATGAGGAAGATTCAACTTAGTACCGTTATTCTGATACTTCTGAATAAAGCGATCCCAAATAGAAATACGATAGATCATATGTCCGTCGTATTCCGTAACATCAAGACCCTTAAAGATTTGCTCCCATTCGAGGATAAGTTTGTACTCACGCTTCAAGTCTTTAGTCAGCGCGTCAGCAAGAGACTTTGTACAGAAAACGCCAGCGCCATCCATGGCCGCAATACGAGGATCAGCATTATCAAACAAACTATCAAAAATACCGATTGCTACCCCAGCATCACGAATCTTACTCCGTTGAAGAGCTGCAGTCGTTTCTGCATTAGCAGCAATAGTAACACGCTGTTCTGTATTTGCAGCAACAATTGTGAACAACTGCTTAAAAAGTCCATCGCATGTTTTGAAGAGTTCTACATTAACGCCATCTGTAATATCTCCGGAGGAGGTTGTATTTGCTGCATTCTTATCACCAAACCAAATAAAACGCCACATCATGTGTTTAATCGCCAAATCCATTGCCGGAAGAACGATGTAGTCCATGTATTCTGTAGAAGTCAAATCTCCAATATCCGTACCGGTCTTTAGGCAATACTCGGCAATTGTGCCTTCCAACTCTTCATAGCACCATTCCAAAGGAATTGACCAACTACCCATATCCCACTCTTTTTCTGCTGCTGCAATAGTGGCTTTTTTATAAGTAGGACCACAACCAGAACCAGCCCAACCAATGTCAGACATTTCTCCAGTCCAACCTAATTTATCACCCTTTGTCACATTTGCACGGAATGTGAAGAAACGCTCCAAATCTTCATCCGTGAAGTTTGTCATAATCAGGAGCTCCTTGAGGTCCTGAATAGCCCCGTTACTGGGGGTTAAGTTTTTAATCTGTTCCCAAGTCATAATTTATACTTTTTTGAATTTATCTTTCTGTTTCGCTCTCTTCTCCTCCAGTCTCTGTTTAATAAGACTGGTGGTTTCTCTGCCACCATCCGGCTTCTTTGCTGTTGGGGTCTTAGCACGTCCAGCCGGTACATAATGACTACACGTCTGACGTAACCAGCCTTCACCTCCTGCCGCTGTAACGGCAGCAAGAATATTCTTATCTGTATCCGACTTTGCATTTGCCTTCAATGTTTCAATCTCAGCTTTCAATTGCGTAATTTCATTTTGCAAAGCTTGAGTATCACCATCTTCGTTAGATGCTTCACGAATCTCAGTAATAGCCCCATCAGTAACAACTACTGTCCTTCCATCTTCCAATACAAATTCGCCATCAGGTGAAGCCAGATCACCAACTTGAATTTCGCCTTCTTCTCGTTCTACAGTCAACTCATCACCGGTTGATGTAGTAATAACCATTCCGACAGTTGCCGGGACATCTTCAATTTTTGCGTAACCGCACTTTGCGAGCAAACGATCCAATAAAGTTTTGCTCACTGTTGTTTGACTTTCTTTTGCCATACTTTTTTGATTATTAGTTTGTAAATTAGCTTTTGGCTTTGCTTCTGCAGATGCTGGAGGAATAATAAAAGAAATAAATCCAAGTTCTTTCGCTCTCTCTCCACCAAACCAATCCCCGGCTGCCATTTGAGCCTCAAGAATTTCCCGAGAAACGCCTGTGCGTTCAGTATATACAGAAAGCATCTTTTCTTTTTCTGCATCTAATTCTGACGCAACCTGACGCAATGCTTCCGGCGTCATATCGCCTATCGATGTTCCTTCTGGGTAATAAGGAGAATGAATAAGAAATTGAGCATGTTCATACGCACTTCTACGCTCCAATGGAGCAGCCAATAAAATGATAGTTGCCATAGATGCACAATTACATACAGCTTTACAAGAAATCTCCTTTCCTGTTGCACGTAGAGCATCATATATAGCATACCCCTCATCACACCGCCCACCACATGAATGTAGTTCAATCTCTATTTGATTATCGGTAGTATCCATCCAGTCTATAAAAGACCGAACATCAGAAAAGGACATACCTTCATCACCGGTTAGATACCAGCTAATCATCTTGTCCTTATCTGCAACAATATCTTTATTAATATACAGTTTAGCCATATCACATAAATGTTTGAAACAAAGGTAGGAAACGAGATACAGCTATAAGAAATTTAAAAGGAAATAGCACTGACACGCCATGTCAGTAAGATTTTAGTTCATAAAAAAGCGGAAATAACTCCGCCTTTAAAGATTTAACTTATTTGAGAATTTCTCTATAATACGGTAGACTGTCCTCTCCGCAATATTATACTCATCGGATAAATATTGCATAATATAAGTTTTCTTGTGCCCTTCTTCTGAAAGACGGGCATACTCTTGATACACTGGAATATATTTAATATCTCCAACGTCAAGAGATGCATCACTCATCATCTGAAGAAGATTTTTATTTAATACCAATAATTCATAGGCTTTCATAGGCTTCCTAAATTTTCTAATACTTCAACTCGATTACTAACTGATTTGATTTCTTCTACCGAGACCACCGGACGGGGCATCATCTGGACCCCCTTTGCTACAGCTCGGGCAAGCATATCCTCACCTATAGTCTGGCTACTTGTTGAGAATACATTTATAGGAACACCTCCACCCATCATGTTGAATGAGGAAAGAATTGGAGAAAACATTTCTGTAGCACGAGCAGTAAGAACAGATTCTCCGTTACTAAGCTGTGCCGGCACAGAGTCAGATGTTCCAGAACCTGGACCAACAACAGCACCACCCGCTGCAAGCTTAACACTCTTCACTGTTTTAATAGCCGTTGCAATATTCGCCATTACAGTTGTTACAGTAGCAGCAATAGCAGCAATGTTACCGGGGAATGGAACACTCTGAGCTTGTGCAGTACCTGCAGCAATCGCCTTACCCGTATTTATTGCAATCTCTGCTAAAGCAAGAACCTTTGAAGCTATCGCCAACTCTTTAGAATGTTCGCCAGCAGCTTCTGCCAAAGTTGATAATGCCCCCGTAATATCAGCAGTAGCCTGATATTTCACCTGCTCTATTTCAACCTCTTTATTTGCCAAATCCTGTTTTGCAGAAACATACTCATTCCCAATCTGTAGCTTACGTAAATTGAACGCCTCAAGACTTTCTCCCTCCATCTGTTGTAATGAATCAAGTTCTGCCCGTTTTTGATCCATTTTAATACGAAGTATTTCAACTTCATTTTCCCCAGCTTTTGCAATCTCAGTCTCAAAACGAAGTTTAACAGCATCCTGTTGTTTTTTTAGAATATCATTGTCATGTTGAATTGTTAGATCACCAATCTTTTTATTATACTTATCCAGGATAGCTAACTTCATCTGCTCAGTTAACTCCGTATTGGAAAGCTCCATATCCCTTTGGGAAATAAGCTGCTGCATCTTCAATTGATACTCTTGATCACTCCCAGACTTTACAGATTCAAGCTGTAACGATATAAGTTTCTGTCGATCCTCAATTACCTTCTTCAAATTTTCATCAGACAATTTTTGTAGATCTACTTGCAACTGTTGCTCTTTTAGCCTAATTGTTTCACGAATGGCATCTTTTGCTTTGATTGTCAGATTATGTTCTTCTTTGAGTTTCTTCTTTAAATCTTCAATCTCACGAGAATACTGTAACGTAATTTGCTGACGTTGTTTTTCGGCTCCATCTTTTAACAAAGCCAACATTGCATCTTCCGCTTGTCTGATAACTTCAATCTCCTTTTCTTTGGCTACTTTTGCTTTATCCGCAGCTTCCTTTTTCATTGAGTTGATTTTGTTTTGTGTCTCTTTATTACGGGTATACGTCTCCATTTCCTTTTGGGCTACATCAGAAAACACCTGAGCAAATTCTTTCAAATCATCTACTGTACTTTCTGAAATACCAAGTTTACTTATAGCTTCATCAGCGGTAATAGCCCCTTGCGCCATTTGACTTATAAGTTCATTGACTTCATCAGTAAGCTCAACTTGTCCCAATAAATTAGCCAGTTTCTTTTTGCCAATATCAATACTTTCTTTTTGCAGTTCATTTTCCATATCATAAGCCTTTTGAGCAGCTACGGTACGTTCTTTCAATGTTTTAGTAGTGTCATCAGCTATGAGTTTCATCTTTTCTATTTCCGCACGACTGGCAGCACGTTTCATAGTGAGCATTGTTTCTTGTTTTTCAAGTTGCTGCATAGCATCGTTTAATGCCCATGCTTGTTTGGCATCATTCGTTATTTCTTCTCCAAGACCTTTAGCGCTGTCTTTCATGTCATTCCATGCTCCCGAAAAATCACCAGAGAATAATTTAACCAATGCACCACCAAATTTTGCGACCCTATCAATCAGAACATTTACTATAGCTCCGAAAGATGCCATAACATTGGATAGGAATTCAGTCCCCTTCTGTGTCTTAGTCATCCATGCAACCAATGAACCTAACAAAACTACAATGGCTCCAATACCGGTAGCTATCAAAGCTACTTTCAATATTTTCAGAGCCGTGGATAACAAGTTACTTGATATTGCGGCAGCTCGTTGCGCCCCGGACATAGCATTTGCAGAAACAGAACCTTCCTTATATTGTAATATTACATCGGATAATTCACTCTTTATACCGGAAAGATACTTTCCAATAGGTCCGAAAGAGGACGTCATATTATGTATCTCGTTGATAAATGGTATATTTGCCTCAGTAGCTTTCAATATGGATTCAGTATAATTTCCAACATTGCGATAAAATCGTCCGGTTTCCTCTTCGGCTCCTTTTAACTCCTGAGATAAAGTTTTGATGTCATCCGCCATTTTCTTTCCAGCTTCACTTTCCCTCTCTGTCTTGCTAAGCCTGTCATACGCTGTTGTTAGATTTAATAACTCAGCACGCATGGCTACCAAACTTCCGGTTTGCTGTTGTTCTATTTTAATATTATTCTGAATCTCTTTATTAAGTATCCGTATAGCGTCATTATATTCCTGAGAAGCTAATTTTGTCTCAGTAAGCTTTAAATTATAAGCATCACGGGATATGCGTCCCTTCTCCACATCTTCTTTTAATGTTTTCTCAACCGCTTTTAAGACATCAAGTTGTGAACGGTACTCGGCTATCTTCCGTATACCATCGTCATATCTTACTTTAATATCAAGTACTCTTTCTTCTACATTACTACTTCCCATAATCTATACCTCCATCTTCAATAGTTTGCATTCACACATATCATTCTCCATAGTCTTGATCTCTATTATAGCAAAATAAGCCCCATACTGCCCCAGATAACGGGGAACATCCATTTCAATATCACGAAGTTCAACGCTATCGATATGGATATATTCAGTAATTACCTTTGCATTATTTACCATCCCTTTATAAGTCTGATAGTAATTTGAAATCAATGTATCCCATTCTAATCCATTGAACACTCCATTGGTATCATTGAGTAACAATATTCGAGGATTCACTTTAGCTGTCTGAAGTTCTCCATTTTCATCATATGAATACACAGAGATAGAAGCAACTCCATTATCAGTATCAGATGCAGAAAAAGGTAAAGTAATAGCATTACGTTCATAATCTAATGTCTTATTATTGATCTGTATGTTGCCATCGTAGTTGCCAATTACCGATTCATCCTCTTTATACAGGAACCGGTTATTCTGAGCCATGCTATCTAATGCATATTTCATTTGACGTGGTATTGGTCCTGTATATGCCTTTACTACCTTCTCAGTCCAATTGATAGCTTTTGAGATATTTGCCTTCAAATCATCAAAAGCTATGAACTTTATACCTCCCTTTCCATCAGGAAGTACGAATAGTCCAAGCATTGAAGTGATAGCCTTTATAAAATCTATTTGCTTGATATCCGGAAGATTCGGTACGAATGGAAACTTTTCACCAAAATAGATTTCACCTCTTTGGGAAAGTGTAAAAGAGATATCACTCCCTGGGAATAAACGAACATCTTCCAACCATTCTCCAATATACAATATAATAAAAACAGTCTGTCCACCCTTAACAGCAAACGAATCATTCATATTAAATGTCACTGACGCTTGATTCCCGTTCACATTACATGTTGTAGGATCTACACGTTTTATAATTGAATTATCTAATAGGACTTGCAAATAAATACCTTTTTTATCAGGCGCTATTTTGGTGGTAAACGAAAGAGCTATTGATAATTTCATTTTCATAGTGTCTGAATCATATGCAAATTTATACCCTATAGTTTCATACCCATACAATTCATCTGTATAATAATAGCTTGTAAACTCCCCATATCTTGTTAATGTATCATCCCCATTAAATTTTATATTAATTCCAACAGATTGGGTAAAAACAATACCACCAATAGGATTGGGATAGTTTACACTGTCCACCTTACAACTGACAGGATACCTATCATATAACGCTTGCGAATCATTCTTCCCAATCAAAGGTACAATCATCTTATCAATAACATCCATCCTATCTTCCGGTATATCAAGCGAAATATTATTATCAGCTATAATCTTATCTAATATCCATTCAACAGTCACCACTGGATAATACCAGGCATTAGACTCTCCATTCTTGAATCCATAATTTACACGTGGAAACCTTTCAGAATTACTACCCCAATTCTTCCATACTACCCAATCTTCATTTTCAGTAGCTCCATGGCTCAATTCTGTTAACTTCTTCCCATCGTTCACTACACTGGCAAACTCTGTAACATTCCCCCATGATAATGCTATCTCTATCGAATCATTAACCGTAAACAATACAACATTAGCATCTCTCACTATTTCTATTCCATCACGCAACAATCTACCAGCATGATACAAGTAAGGATAAAGGCTTGTTGAACTGGGAATATTAGAACAATCTATTATTGCCATATTATTAGCTGTCATTGGCAATTTTATTGTATAACTATTGTTACTGATAATCTTACTGATATCAGTTAATAAATTACTCTTATAATTCAAGGTTATATTATTACTTCCCAAATCAACATGCTTATTGTCTATGTACAATTCATCTTTCATAACTTTTGCGACATTATCTCAGGTAAAACTACTGTGATCTCAAAGTCTTGCAATGGCTTCTCTGTATTCGTGACTGTTCCAGGTTGAATATTGACCGGTATCCAACTATTATCGACATACAGATCAACAACGGGAGAAGTGTTGAGAGTAAGCAACATCTTGAATATATCTTGATCTACAAGAACGGCACATGCTTTTATCGTTACCTGAGTTACTTTTCCTTGATACCGAGTAACTCCATAATCATAAGTCACACCTTCATTATCCAAAGATAGCTGTTCTCCGCTATTCTGTGACTGTTGAATCTTATCTCCAATCTGAAATAGATAATACTGATAGAATCCATGCCTATCAATCCAACGGAGGTACATACCACATTCTGAGTCATCAATTACTAACCTATTAATAATCGTACCATTTCCAACCGGATTAAATGTATTATCGAAGGTGTAATCAAAAACACTTGATATAATCTCTTCATCAAGTCGTACCACCCCAAATCTATTTGCATCAGGAAAAACAATGGCAGGATCAATACGAACGAGCCCTGTTCCTAAGTTCTCATTCTCCACATATTGTGTTGAGTCATAGCGTGTATACATACGCGCATTATCTGATATATACATAGAGAAAGTAAATGGAAACTTACGGAACCAAATCACTTTATGGGAAGCATTAAATACTTCTCCTATATTCATCGCTCCCCAAATACATAGGATATCAAAATTAAGAGTATCTTCTTTGGTCTCTACTTTGATATTTATCTCTGTTGAAGTTAATATGCTTCTCGGATTAAAAAATGATTGAAGGTACTTTGATATATCCACTTCTACAACATTATTATATGCTAATCTACTGTCTTTATACGACATTCCCCCCTCACCTATGGTAACTGTCACATTATTTACTGTTTTAACCTTAATTTTATTCGGGTTAAAACAGAATGTTATATAATCAGGGTAGGTAATACTACCATTTTTTTCAAATGTTGCTGTCCTCATTGCTATTCAAATTTATGTGTGCCACATCATCGGCAAAGATTCCAAACACACGATTCATAATATTCTGTATTGCCTTCTCAATCTCTGGCGAATAGATATCATCACGTCCACCAATACGATGAAGCTCAGTTCCTTCCCGTGCTATCTTGCGAGCTACGAGATATGAAAAAGACTTGGGATTCTCGACTTGAATACCTTTATCTTTTATCCATTGCTGGATTATCTGATAAAACCCTTTGGGGACTTTTCCCGGACCGCGCCCAGTCTCTAAAGTACCAAATGCCATACGGCCAAATAAAATACCATGTCCATTATCTACGGAAACATGAAGACTTTCAATTGTTCGCCCACTGGCACGTTGACCGGCACGGATATGGTTTTCAATTATACGTTTCTTCAGAGATTCAAGCTCCTCTGAAAGTATTCTATTAGCTTCCTCCTTGCTCCCCATCAAAATAACTACTTATCGGTTTTCCTGGACACAATACAAGCCCATTTAATTCTTTCACCTTTATTTCTATAACAATGCCTGTAACATTTACATCAAGCTTATCATAGACAACAGAATATGGAATATCTCCTTCTATTTGTTCAAAAAGCTCACTTTCATTCATATGAAGAATGAACATCTTTGCCAAACTTTTGCACTTTTCTACTGTGATATCATTCCCTTGACCATCAAAATCAAACTCAGCCTTATCAAGGAAAGCAAATAGACAATTAGGAAAGTCTTTTAATTTATTCTTTGTAAGGCTAATTACGCCAGAGATAGGCAATACATTCAGCATTGCCGGTAATTTATCACTGTCTAAACGAACATTAGCTGTCGCCCAATTATCAAATAAATAGTGTAGTCCTTCAATTTTATCAACAACCTGTTTGATTTTACTCTCTATTGTTCTCATTTCTTCTCTGATATAATTTTTTGTAATCTTCTCTGAAATTTAATTTTCTGAGCATCAATATCCATACACTTATATACCCTTATCCATGGTACCCTCTCTACTTCCTCATGATTAGTAATTCCCATACGGATGGCATAATAATCTAATAATCCAAATGCTCCGAATGATAACTCTCCAATCCCAGCACGCACTTCATCTGCAGTAGGTTTGTTTGATGTAGAAGCAAATAATTTATTAATCCGTTTCACCTCTTTTGCAACCCACATAGAAAAACCTAACACAATAGCCGCTTTCTCTTGCATAACCTTCTCTTCTGATAGGTTAAGCAATACCCGGCATGGAATAGTAGCAATTTCCATCACATTAGAAACCTCTTGTAATTCTAACAGCTGCCCAATACTCATATCATTCAATGTATTTGGCGTCTTAACTCCGCACACTGATAATGGGCATGATAGGTACTCCAATTGTTCTATGATCTCCTCTTGATTAAAGGATACATCAATCAATATCAAAAACTCTTTTACTGTCATATATCGCTTACTTTTGCTTTTGCTTTTGTTACCTGTGGACGAATCCGGAAGAACATAGCCATAATCAACATATCAAGATAGTCTGGAGAATATCCGAGTATCTCTTTCATCTTCTCTTTACTGATGATACCCTTCTTCCGAGTATCAGCATCCATGTGATCTTGCTTCAATACACCCAATTCTTCGATTATACGCTCTCTTTGGAACTCTGTACATATAATCCTTAGTTGACGATTATTTATGAGTTCTGCGAGTTTAAAAGCGCACTCTGATTTCAAGTTATCAAACTCCGGATTAATGGGTCGAGTACCACCATGAAACTCCTTTATTCCATTCAGGTAGCTTTCAAGATAATTGCCCAGCCCGTCACTGTCTACAATTGTCATGCTACGAGGAATACTCCATTGAATCATCATGTTTTTAAGATCCGTCTCTATGGACTTTCCGGTGCTGTACTCTTGGTCTATCCGGATGGTACATACGTTTCCAATCCAATGACCGGCAACAAATCTATCGCGTCCCTTCATCGCAAGGTCGGCAGATGACGACGAGAGCCCAGTTGGCTTCACATGCTCGTTCACAAACAAGTCACATATAGCATCGTAATCACAGAGCGCCGTCGGATCATTGTCATACTCCCAGTTACCGAACAGTAAACGTTCCTTAGTAACTTTGTCTTTCGTATTCCGGAGCGTATCTATATAATCATCGGTTGCGTATGGATTATCCTGTACCAACGCTTGGATAAAAGCGTATGGAGCTTTCAGTTTACTTTCTTTCCATGGCTTATAGAACTCTCTGTATAGCCAATTCTTTTTGGGATTACAAGTTACAAGTATCTTACCGGGAATATTATAAATATCATTCAAATGCCTGCCGATGCGTGTCTTTAAAACCTCAAAAGCAAGGAAATGAACCTGTCCTGCTTCTTCAATCCAACCGCCTGTAAACTCCTTTGAACCGAGACGCTCATACATAGGGTCTTTGACAGGATAATATGTCAAGTCAAGAAATATAATCTCCGAGCCATTTCCAAAGAGTATACCATCATTTGTCTGTCTATAATCGGTGAACCGATGCCACTTAGCGACCTTATCGAAAGTAACGGCGATGGATTCTCTACTATCTTTTAAATTGTTTCGACCAGCAAACCAGCGAGTGCCCGGAAGAAAGTGAGCGCATTGCATCAGCCATTCACAACCGAGCCATGACTTACCACCTCCACCGGCGCCACCATAGCATAGGAACTTTGTTACATCATCCCGAAGATAATTATATGCTAAACGCTGCTTTATGTTAACCTTCTGCTCCTCCATTACTTCACCTCGTCGGCTTCTGGAGTATAAGGAAGAAAACTAAATCCCTTGAACTCTTTACCAGCATTTGTATGATCGACTGCCTGTTTATCCGCAAGACCAAGTTTGCGTGCAATGATATTCGCATTGAAAGCTCCAACACATGCTCCTTCGAATTGCTGAGTCTCGATTGTTTCTTCTACGCGCGCGATGACTATTAAAAAATCTTCGTCACTATTATTTTTACACTGTTCTTTAAAGTTTCTCCACCACATTGATGAAGCGCCCACATATATGCAAAATCCGGTTAAAGAATATGGTCTGGATGTTGGCGTAATCTCTCGCTGCGTCTGTTCCTCATTGACGGTCTGAACCTTCTTCCCTACCTTCTTCTTTACAGGAATAGTTTTTTGTATTGCTTTCCTTGTGGTCCACGGATTTTCATCACACCATTGGAAATACTCACATGCTGCTTCCCATAAAAGATCAGGTGTGCAAAAAAGTTTATCCCTTCCGTGCTTACTCCTCAACATCCAAAATTGATTTCCTGTTGGTGCTGCCATATTACTTCTTTTTAAAGCTCTCTTTCATTATTTTAGGAACAGTATTATTCCAATTGATTATATGATGCAATCTCTTTGTTTCCATACTATTTCCCATTAGCCCTACTTTAACAGAAGATGGCATCATCATTACAGTATAGAAACTCTTTACATACGTTCCTTGATTTATGTATATATCTGTCATTCCTCCTTTATTTGATTGTGTTTGCTTCTGATTCAAAGCCACATGAGGAACTTGCAAAAACAGATATCCTCGGCTACCCAATGTCGTGTAAGTATTGACATCTTCATTAATCCGGCCAACAAAATGGAACGATTTATCAGTAGAACATATAAAAGAGTTCATGGCCTTTCTTTTCAGTTTTTCCCCTCGGATTATATCGTTCTCTTTACCTCCTACAAAGTCACCACGTTGTGCCATTGCTACTGTCAGAATCGAAGTACTTTCATAAAATCGAACCATAGCCTCAAAAACTCTATCAAGTTGTTTAATGGTCCTTTGCTTCACCGTACCATCTCTTCCATATGTAAATGAGAAAGTATCATAGTCATCATCAAGTTCTATAAAATATTTATATCCTAACTCCTTGGCTATATCAAAGCAAGCATTACGAGCATATACAATCGATCTACGATCTTCAAAGTTATCGGCTTCATCAAAAGTCTTAGATATAGAGAGTTTATCAAACATAATAACATCATGAAACTTCTGCTTATATTTATCTACTTGCCTATCTTCGTTATCAATCACATAAACAATAGGACCAGTATATCCACATTTACGAAGTGTTTTATCGGTTATAACCGAACCTGCACGTCCGTGTGTCAATATGAATGCAACAAAATCACCCCTCATCATCTGTATCCTCCAACATTATTTCACAGATATCATTCTTAAATCGAGTAAATCCATTCTCTATCGCTTTATTAAAATCAATGATTACCAATGCAGAAGATTCCATTAGTTCTTGCACTTCCTTAGTAGTATGTGTATAATATTCTGCAATCTTTCCGTAATCAAATACAATATGTCTTGATGCAGCTATTTTAAGAAATGAACTTATTTCAATAGGGATATTTGATTTTTTTATTCTATCAATTAGTTCATTGTATTTTTGAACATCATAGAGCGAATCTACAGAAGGGCAAATATCACATTTAGGTTCATATACTGGTGCTTCTATTTTTTTTGTATATTTCGATTCTTCAGTATCAATAAAAGGATTGAAGTTAAAATCAAGATTTACCCCCCAATTTAGCAAACTATCTATATCCCATACTTTTAAAAGCTCTTCATCCCATTGTCCGTTGTTAACATTGTCACGAATAGTTATTTCCTTCTCACGTTCTTCTGTTAAGTTTGATATCAAAAATGTAGGAACCTCAGTAAGTCCCAATTGGACACAAGCTTCATATCTTTGGTTTCCAGCTATGATAACAAGATCACCTGTCCTATCTGACAAGATGATAGGTCTTGCTTCAAAATAGTCCGGATTCCATTCTATGGATTCTTTTAGTTTTTGCAACTGATCATCTGTTATATAACGGGGATTATTATCAAGCTTCTTTAAATCTTCTATTTTCCTGTAAATCAATTCCATAATCAAATATTTTGCGTTATAGAAATAAAGATACCGAATAATCCACGAATGGACTACTCGATAATTATAAAAGCACTGACATTCTATGTCAGTCAAATGATGGTTCAAGTTGATACCGGAACAAGATGAAACAATTGTAGCATTTATTGGTGAACAGTGATATATACCAGATTCTCATTTAACACGCTAATCTGTACTGCTGATTACAATTACTTTCCTCATTATTGCAAAAAATAAGGGTGTATCGGATAACCAATACACCCAAGTTTAACATTATAAAAAACAATACTATAAATAATCAATAGCATTGTTCAGTATGTATTCAATACATCTATTATTTCATAAATATTTTCCTAGTTCCACGACACTTAAAACAGATTCCATTTTGCACATGATTATATTGTGGCAAAAAGCCAACTCCTCCACAACGATCACATGTTTTTAATTCATCATTAATTTTACGCATATTGATATCATAAATAGGTGTTTCATCTTTAGCATGTAAATGACGATGGCAATCTTCACAAAGCGTTATAAGATCTTTCCAATAATATCCCCATGGCAAAGTATTTCCATAATAATAAAACATATGATGGACATTCAACTTAGGAAAAGGTATCCTATTCTCACCTCCTATTTCTATAAATATACATAGCTCATTGGTTACAATCCTAACCCATTGAGTATTTTCATTATCTATTACTTGGATATACCCACCTTCATCATTACTTGTTTTGCCTAAATAATCTATTACAAAATAAGCTGTGTTAATATCACTATTTAACACACTGTCACCCTTTTTTATTATATTTTCTAAAAGTTGAATATCATAATCCTTATGAGTCATTAATGTACAGAAAGGAGGTTTACGACTGAAATAAATTTTTCCTTGTGGAGTGTGATCACAATAAAGTCGAGTATCCGCATAATTAAATATTTCTACTTGATATTGATAGGATGTTACATTAGGTTCTTTTTCAATTAAAGGACGAAAAAGATTTTTAAATTTACTTGGTTTAAAATAATAGGCTTTACATTCTCCTTTTTTCTCACAATTAATTATATCCTTTAATGTCTTCCCATCAAATCTATATTCAGAAAAAAGATCTAATACCTCATCTAAAGATGAAATTGGGACAAACAATTTATTTTGAAGTCCTTTTTTGTGACAAATCTGACATGTAAAATCATTTCGTTTTAATATTTCATATCTAAAATACTTCCATTCATTAGTATTCAATAGTTCTTGATAGCTTTTCATAATATTATAAATAAATTATACTCCACAAATATAAAAATATTACCTTTAATATACTATAAAAATGTGTTATTCTATATACATTATCTATCACAGAAAAAATAGATTCTTCCACAATACGTCTGTTACACAGTTGTATTTATCACTTCGGATAGTGTGTATAGATTTGCCCGTACCACTTTTCACAATCAGATAGAAAGCGAGTGTTATCCGGGTAGCAAGAACCTGTTTCTATGCAGTAGAGTTGCACATCATCATACAGACTTAGTGCTATCTTACAAGTGACCGCGGAAGTTATACCGCAAAAAATAAGCAATAATCATTGATTAATAAATTTTGTTTTATACATTTGTACTAGATAATCTATAACCCAAGATCAGTTATATATTAACTAATTTGATAAAAGCCATATGGTAACATCAATTCTTGGCAGCTTAATTGCTGGCATTATTTTATTAGTCCTTCAATGGGCATTCAAAAGATATTGCTAAATAATAGATTAC